TTGACTAATATGTGTTTGTCATTTTGAATATTATATGGTCCGGTAATCATCCATCCGGTGAGACGCCCGTCTACATTTACGCCTGGTCCGATTTGTGCGGTTTCGCTACCATTCTCATAAACTCTTTGAACCGTTGGCGCAGGGATTAAATCCATCGGCATATAGTTATACGGCCAGTTCGTGTAATTAGACCATTCATTGCGCAGATTAACGTCGCTCCTTTGAAAATAAAAGAGCCAATTAGATACCATCCCGAGCGACTCCAGCTGAACTTTATTTGAGCCGGTTACATTATAGAACGTTTTTTCGCGCACTTGTTTAAACAGATATTTTTGTTCTTTGGACGCAAAATACCGCGACTCTTCATTGGATAAAAAGCAGTATGTGCATTCTAAATGAACATCCGCATTCCAACCGGTTCTCGTGTCTGTATAGGAGTCAATATTTAAAGTCAAATCCGGAGGAGGCTGTAAAAACCGGTAAAATTGCATGTAGAATGCATTAAAGTTGGGTGCGACATAAGGGTAATTATTAACATTGTCAAATACATCACGAATTTGAAATAGCTGGTTCACTGGGCGAAAGGTGACATTGATATATAGCTCATTATACTGTAGGGCGACTAGCGGGAACGCCATTTGGCTTTTTGTGCCGAACCATGCATTTAATGGAATGTATATCATTCTGCCGCGAATGGAGGGTTCTGGTCCGCACTGTTCTTCGGTAAAGAATGCATTGGGATAGCTATTTACGCGAGAGCCGGCGTTTGCTGGGTCGTTTAATTCGGGGACATTGCCGGTCATTTTATTGAAAAGCGCCAACTTTTCGGTGCTATAGTCGCGTTGAACCGTGGCAAGAATATAATTGCCGGTGTATTCTTGCAAGGTTTGATTGCCGCACGTGATGGTTATTTTTGAAATCATTTTTGCGCCTAAATTATCAATCCATTTGAATTCGTACGGGATCCATGCGCCGGCATTAATTGTGTCTGGTTCAACGCGGTCGGACGGAGGCATAATAGGGCTCCAAATGCTGGGTAAAGCAACAGATAAATAGGTGTCCATCAATAAATCGGCATATCGGGGCACTTTAAATGTAAACGTAGACTCTTCTGTCATGCGAAGAGTTCTAGAGCCATCAAAGTCAACGCGAAATTTTTGAAGACCAAAATTAGTGTATTTAGAATATGTGGTTTTAAAAAATGATTTGCTGGGGTTTCCATTTAAAATAACGTTTTGTTGTCCTTGAGAGACTAAATTCATCAACCCGCCTGGCATATTATACTATATTATTATTATACTATTGATAATTTTTTAAACCCTTTATTATTTTAAATGTTTCATTTAAACCATTGATATAAATCATTTTTATAACAATACAATACAATACAATACAAACATTTTTTATACTAATATATAATATGTCTACAATTGGTGATCCAGCATTAACAACTACTTTGGTTAATGATACAATAGGTCGTGTGAAAGAAGTTGTAAATATGACTATGAGAGAGCTTCAAAATATTTCCGCAACTGTCTGGGCATATATGTTATTTATAGTATTAGTCATATCGTTTATAATCTACTACATTTATTTGTCCAACTTGCAAAACCGTGAATGCAAGTTTTTTGATAAAAAATATTCAACAAAAACTAGTTTAGTCGCAATTAATAAAAATGCCCAACAGTGCCAATACAAATTTCGTGACTATTATATTAAAACCGCATACAACTGCTGTAGTGGCGGCTCGTATAAAAATGATTACGTGTCTCTATGTGTATTAAAGAGCATTTTAGGCCAAGGTGTGCGCGCATTGGATTTTGAAATTTATTCCGTCAATGACCGCCCAGTGGTGGCAACCTCTACCGCGAATAGTTTTCATATTAAGGAAACGTTTAACTCCATTGATTTTGCAAATGTGATGAATGTAATAACCAAGACTGCGTTTTCAGAGACCACATGCCAAAATGCGGAAGACCCATTGATAATTCATTTAAGGTTCTTCAGTTCTAACCCACAAATGTATAAAAATCTTTCCGAAATATTTAAATCGTATGAAGATAAAATGTTGAACGAAGACCACAGTTATGAAAATGGCCGGCATAATTTAGGAGATGTCAAATTGCTTGATTTAAAAAAAAAAATAGTTCTCATTGTAGATAAGACAAATCCCGCATTTATGGATTGTAAAGAATTATATGAGTTTGTCAATATCACAAGTAATTCCATTTTTATGCGGGCGTTGCATTATTATGATGTACAGTATACACCCGACTTAAATGAGCTCATTGAGCACAATAAACAGGGGATGACAATGGCAATGCCTGATAAGGGTATTAACCCTAGTAATCCAAGCGGGGCGTTAATACGTGAAACGGGGACGCAATTTATTGCGATGAGGTTTCAAAATACGGATACGTATTTGGAGGAAAATAACCTGTTTTTTGACCAGGCAGGGTATGCATTTGTATTGAAGCCGGAGAAGTTCCGTTATGTGCAACCAACAATTGATGCGCCTCCACCTCAAAATCCGGCGTTATCTTATGAAACCAATGTTGTTGAAACAAATGTGGTTACATATCAAATTTAGATTTAAATCATTCAGATTTAAAGTATCTAACATTATCAATGTATTTTTATATAGTTATAATGTATGAAATTTATGAAATATAAGAACAAACACAAAAGTAAAAGCCGCAATCATCGTAACAAATTTGAAAGAGACAGCCATAAAAATAGTGATAATATAACTGCAACAAATACTGCAACCACATATAATAACGGTAATGTAACTATTTCCAACCCATTGTGCGACCGTAAAATGACGTTTCAAGATTGCGAATTAACCATTTTGCGCGCGGCAGTGGACTCCGTTGAAAACATACAGGGCAAAAAAACCGCCGCTCTTCCCGAAATCAAATCCATTATGCATATTGTTGAGGTGTTTTTAAAACAGAAGCATCTCATATGTTACGGTGGCACAGCAATCAATAATATATTACCTAAACAAGACCAGTTCTACAATAAAGAGATTGATATTCCTGATTATGATTTCTTTTCAGCCAACGCGTTAAATGATGCAAAAGAACTGACCAATATATATTTTAAAGCCGGGTTTGAAGAGGTGGAAGCAAAAAGCGGTCAACATCACGGCACATATAAGGTGTTTGTGAACTTTATTCCCGTCGCAGACATAACCAGCATTCCGGCAGAACTGTTTAACAAACTGAAAACTGACGCAAAACGCGTGGGCGGAATTTTATATGCGCCTCCCAATTATTTGCGCATGTCTATGTATCTTGAACTATCGCGCCCCGCTGGCGACGTCAGTCGTTGGGAAAAAGTGCTGAAACGTTTAGTGGTTTTAAATAAGCATTACCCTCTTACCTCGCAACACTGTGATACAGTAGAATTTCAGCGTAAAATGACGAGCAAACTGAATGACGACACCATTTATAATACGGTAAAACAGGCGCTCATTGACCAAAGCGTGATATTCTTCGGCGGCTTTGCGGTCTCCCTGATGTCGCACTATATGCCGAGACATATGCGGACCAAATTGGAAAAAAATCCTGATTTTGATGTGCTGTCGGAGGAGCCCACGCTAACTGCCGAAATTGTCAAGGAGCGCCTAGAAGAAATCGGCATTAAAAATGTCTCCATTCACAGATTAGAGGGAATTGGCGAAATTATTGCACCGCATTACGAAATTAAGGTGGGTAAGGACAATGTGGCGGTTATTTATGAGCCACTTGCGTGCCATAGCTACAACACGTTTACACAACATGGGGAAGACATTAATGTCGCGTCTATAGATACCATGTTGAGCTTTTATTTGGCGTTTTTGTATATTGATAACCCGTTATACAACTATAACCCAGACCGGATTTTATGCATGTCGCAGTTTTTGTTTGAGGTGCAAAGGCGAAACAGGCTGAAGCAAAAGGGGCTACTCAAAAGGTTCAGTATTAATTGCGTTGGTCATCAAGAGACGATAGAAGAGATGCGCGCGCAAAAGACGGCGAAGTTCCAGGAATTGAAAAATAATCGCAACAGTAAAGAGTTTGAAGAATGGTTTTTGAGGTACAGGCCGGCGGACTTGGCGATTAATAAGAAGGCTCTGGATAAGGTGTCGAATGAAAAGGAGAATGAACCTAAGAATGTAACACTTAAAAAGAAGGTTAAAAGGAAGAAAACAGGAACAAGGAAGAAACCCTTGTCCAAGTTATTGAATATTTTCAAGTAATTTGTAGATACCATCTTTTTCTTCCTTTTTTCTAATTATGAAAGGAGAAATATCAATCGCATTCATTTGTAAACGCCAGCGCATCTATTTGCTCCACAGGGGTATAAATACGAATAATTCAAAACCACATGCCTCAATAAATAAAATTGATTACTTCTTTGCATGGTAGTTCTTTATAAAATACACCTGTTAATGCAATGAATTACATTGAACAATATAAAGCTGTCCGTGATTATGATGAGAGCATTCTCATCACAATTAATAACATGTTGCAAGACCCACTTCAATCCAATGAAATGCTTGCGCTATTGCACAAGAAAAAAACGCAAGTAACCGCGGTCCTTGCAAAATCAACCGCACAATATGAGGTGGTTTATAACTTGTTCCGCATGCCCGCGGAACTCAAAAAAATTATTGGTGCGTTTTCCAATGAAGTGGTAAACCAAAAGAAACTGTTGAAGATTGAGTTTTACAACAGTTGGTTTGAAATGCATAAATGGCGCATCACCAGTTTAATGAAATCGTGGACTAAGAAGGATCTCGCATTTGTGTTAGATAAGATTAAGCCATCATATGATGCATCGTATCATGATGCATTTGAACAAAAAACAACACGCTATAAAACCAATGTAATGATGCTGTCTAAGATAGAATGCATCATAAATAACAAAGGAAAACGCTCAGATCATGATATGTTTAGTTTATTGTTGGCTATCTCTACTTATGACGCCAAAATACGTGCATTAACTAAATCCGGTTGAGTTGCGCCATGACTTTTGACAATATATAGTATATTAGCCCAAAGAGCGCGCTCGTGATTAAATACCCATTGATGTTGAGATTGCCGTCTACATGAAACAAAAAAGGAAGATAATTGAATAAATATTTTTTTACTACTGGGAGTTGAAATATAAAGTATAGCACTCCTAACAGCAACGGTATTTGTAGTTCATCATAAATGTCGTCCAGCTTGCTTGCCCTGGTTGCGCTCCTGCTATATTCCTGAATAATCTCGTTATTTGTTTCATTCTCCACAATGTAATCCCGGTTTGTGGCCGGCGCCATATAATTCGGTTGGATTTGCACGTCATGTGTTATGCCTTCGGTGCTTCTCGGGATATCTTTGGACGGGAGTTGTGTCGCGCCGGCGCTGCTTGCAATCTGTAGTCCGCTGATGATTTGGTTAATAGTGGTTTGGTCTAGAGTTAGAGAAGACGAGGATGAGGAAGAAGGTTGCAGCTGCTGTTGCTGTTGCTGTTGTGGAGGTTGAGCGCCCGGGTTGGTATTTGACATCATATTAGGGTTTGGATTATATGATACATTTCCAGTGCTGTTTCCCCCGCCGGCGGGGTCAGTTGGAAGATCATTAATATTAGTAGTGCTACTCATATAATTATCTAAATATTGTTGGATAATTATAAATTACGCATTTGCATTTGCATTTACATTTGCATTTGCATTTGCACAATGGTTATTCCTATAGTTTACATTTTGTGCACATTATTTGAATTCAATAACTTTTTTACTTGTGTCGCATTTCACATTCTCGTGCGAATATTTATAGCATTTGTTGTCATATTTAAATATTTTGTCTTTCACATTTTCCAAAGGCGGAGCATTATAAATAACGCAATTCTTGCCAATGCACACTTTTCTAAACAACGTAGCGAACCCAAATCCTAGAATAGCGGACATTATTAATTTGCCGGTATTTGAATGAATAAATTTTGACAAGTGCACCATATATAATGCCTATATATTTTGACACACATATTTAATAACTGGTTAATCCTGCATTGGGACGTCTTGAATTTGTGAAGTGTCTGTGGGACAGGTTACTTCGCTAGATGAATACTTGAAACATTGGTCCGCTTTATCTTTATAAATGGTGTTCAAAATATTTTGAGGATTGGGATAAAGGAAGACTTTTTTCTCTTCCGGACCTAACACGTATACGAAAAATAAGCCAATTGCTAAACTAATTAAAAAAACGGGAATAGAAATATAATTGAGGATCATTATACTATATTATATTATATTATCTACACTGTTGACCATATGTCATACTTTGACCATATGTCACACTTTTATTATGTTATTAATTTGACCCAACACTTTGTCCTTGGCTCGTGCTCGTGGTCGTCATTAGTGAGGTGTTTGACGCCCCACTACTAGCGCTACTAGTAGCGTCCGCAATAAGCGGATTAGGCTTTAATAAGGACTTCTTTTTGGGAACGATGTTTTCATTGTCCACCACATATTTAACAATGCGTGCGGTGTCTAACGATGAATAAACGCGGTTTGGCAGGTTGACCTCTTGCTGAACTAGATGAAATGTTGCATTATTATCCATTTCCACGGATTGGTGCATAAACTTTAATGTTGCGATTTGTTCAAGCTGTGGCAAGATTTCGTCATTATACAATGTGACCGCATCTATAATAGATTGTTCATCGTTTGTTTTTTCATATTCGGCGAGATAATCGCGTAAAATATTAATATTGGTATAAAATGCGGCATGTGTTTCTTCCAATAGTTTCGTTTTTTTGGAATTATTTGCGATGTATTCAAACAATAATGACACGTATTCATCGTCTTTAATCACAGTAGACAATTGGTTATTGATGGTTTGAAACTTTAGTATCGCAGAATTGCGTGGAGAGTATCCAAAAATCGCGTTATTTTTCTCTTCAATAATCATTTTTTGCATTGTTTTTATTAATTTTTTATTGTTTTCAAATATTTTTTCGAACATTATCGTGTAAGGTATCATTATTTGAATATCCAGTGTGCACGGCTCCTTGTCATCGCCGCATCGCGCCTTTAATAGTCTCGCAGTTTTATCAATGTTATTCGGGTCCGCCTTGTCTTCTACATATTCTGTCGCAAAGACTGTCCCCACTTTGCGTTTGCAATTGATGCATGCCGGTCTAGTTTTTCTATACAAGTTACGTTTTTGTCTCCAGCTTACGTCCGCGTGATTGGATGAAATTTTATTTTTAA